CCTCCCACGGACTGAACTATCAAAAATTAGGAAAGGCGTTGATGTCAGAGGACGAAATCGCAATCATGGACGGCGGCAGGTGCATTTTGCAGCTGCGGGGCGTGAGGCCGTTCTTCTCGGAGAAGTTCGACATTACAAAGCACCCGCACTACAAGTACCTTGCGGACGCGGACAAAAAGAATACCTTTGAGGTGGACAGGTTCTTATCCACCCTGCGCCGGAAACGGCAGCAGGTAGTCGCACAGGACGAAAGTTTTGACCTGTACG